ATACCAGCCTGGCTTGTCACCTCCGTGACTGCCGCTGCCCTTCGTGCCGGACTTGAACCTGTGAATCTTGCCGTCCAGCAGCAGCTCGTCTGGCGGCTCCAGGCCGGCTGCCAGGATGGCGTCGCGCAGTTGTTCTTCAGGTGGTGCGATGCGCTTTTCTGGTGGTGGCGACCAGGGGCCGCCGAGCACTTTGGACAGGTCAGCCATGTGTTGCGGCCTCCTGGCGTGTCAGGTAGTCCGACAGCGCCTTGACCGTCTCGTACAGGGGCTTGGATTCGTCCTGCATGAACCTGTAGACCGTGGCCGGGTGGACGCCGGCATTCTCGGCCACGCGCTTGAGGTTGGCATCCTCCAGCCTCTTTTTGATCTGCTCGACAGTCATCATTTGTTGCACCTCTGAAAATATTTTTGCGGGGGTGCTTGCACTGTACCAGATTTCTGGTTTAAGATGCAACCACTGCGCGAAAGGAATTGGCCGAAGGCGCAGCAACCCAAGAAGGAGAGCCACTCATGGCAATCAACGTGAAGACCACCGGCAGCCTGGCTGCCAATGGTGTGAAAGTCCTGGTCTATGGCCAGGCTGGCGCTGGTAAGACCTCGCTGATCAAGACCCTCCCTAGCCCCATCGTGCTGTCGGCTGAAGGCGGCCTGCTGTCCATCCAGGACGCAGACCTGCCCTTCATTGAGATTGCATCGATGACCGATCTGCAGGAGGCCTACAAATGGCTGACCGAGTCGGACGACGCCAAGGCCTACAAGTCGGTGGCGCTGGACTCCATCAGCGAGATCGCCGAGGTGGTGCTGAACGCTGAGAAGAAGGCGACCAAAGACCCACGCCAGGCCTACGGTGCGATGCAAGAGCAGATGGCCGACATCATTCGCGCCTTCCGCGACCTGCCTGGCCGCCACGTCTACATGAGCGCCAAGCTGGAGAAGACGCAGGACGAGATGGGCCGGGTGCTGTATGCGCCCTCGATGCCTGGCAACAAGACCGGCCAGGCGCTGCCGTACTTCTTCGACGAAGTGCTGGCGCTGCGTGTCGAGAAGGATGGCGAGGGGAACACCCAGCGCGCCCTGATGTGCGACAGCGACGGCCTCTGGCTTGCCAAGGACCGCAGCGGGAAGCTGGACATGTGGGAAGCGCCGGACCTGTCGGCTGTGTTCGCAAAGATCGGAGGCAAGGCATGAACATCAAGGAAATGATGAACACCGGCAAGCTGATCGAGAGCGTGACCGACGCCGAAGAGCTGGCCAAGATGTGGCTGTTTGCGAAGGAGAGCGAGGCCATCGCCACTGCTGACCGCCGCAAGATCGAGGACCAGATCAGAAAGATCGCCAACATCCGGGACGACACAGAAGGCACTGAGACCCTGGCGCTCGAAGGCTTCAAGGTCAAGATTGTCGGCCGAATCGACCGCAAGGTGGACGCCGACAAGGTGCAGGAATTGGCCGCCGAGCACGGCCTGACCGATCACCTCTCGACCTTGTTCCGGTGGAAGCCTGAGATCAACATGGCCATCTGGAAGTCCACCGACGAGGCCATCACCAAGCCGCTGGCAGCAGCAATCACGGCCAAGCCTGGCCGCCCTTCTTTCACCATTGAACCCATCACCACCAAGGAGTAAATCATGGCTTTTCTCGGACAAACCTTCGACTCGAACGACCTCCCACAAGGCACTGGCGGCAGCTTTGAGCCGCTGCCGGAGGGTTTCTACAACGCGACCATCACCCAGGCTGAGCTGAAGCCCACCAACGACGGCACCGGCCAGTACATCAAGCTGCGCCTGGACATCACCGGGCCGAGCCACCAGGGCCGAGTGATCTTCTCGAACCTCAACATCAAGAACGCGAGCGCCAAGGCCGAGGAGATCGGCCGCCAGCAGCTTGGCGACATCATGCGCGCCATCGGCCTGGCCAAGGTCAACGACACCGACCAGCTCATCGGTGGCAACGTCAACATCAAGCTGGCGATCCGCGACAAGCGCACCGACGAGAAGACCGGCAAGACATACGACGCCAGCAACGAGGTCAAGGCCTACCGCGCCATCAACGGTGGCGCTGCGCCTGCATTCCAGGCCCCTGCACCGGCTGCTGCGCCAGCAGCGTCTGCGCCTGCCAAGGCCGCGCCACCCCGGGCCAAGGAGTAAGTCATGAAAAAGCCCCAGCCTCGTGAGAGGACTGGGGCAACCTCATTGGCAACCACTCAGAAGGAGACCGGGCACCATGAAGATACCCGAGCCAAATCATAGCATCCAGGCCTTGATCGACAAGCACCACGAGAGCCTGGCCGAGCCGCCCAGGCCGCACATGGGCTGCAGCCAGTTGGGTCACCCATGTGACAGGTGGCTGTGGCTGTCGTTTCGCTGGGCCGTCCAGCCCAAGTTCCCTGGCCGCATCCTGCGCCTGTTCCGGCGTGGCCAGATGGAGGAGGCCACCATCGTGTCGGACCTGCGCGCCATCGGCCTCGATGTGCGTGGCTCCGGCCGGCAGCAGGCGCGCGTGGACTTCGGTGCGCATGTGTCCGGCAGCATCGATGCCATCATCGAGTCTGGCGTGCCTGAAGCGCCCAAGAAGCGCCACATCGCCGAGTTCAAGACCCACAGCGCCAAGTCGTTCGCCGACCTGGAGAAGAACGGGGTCGAGAAGTCCAAGCCCGAGCACTGGGTCCAGATGCAGCTCTACATGCACGGCACCGAGATCGACCGCGCGCTGTACCTGGCCGTCTGCAAGGACGACGACCGCATCTACACCGAGCGCATCAATTACGACCAGGCGGCAGCCGAGAAGGCCGTCGAGCGTGGCCGCAGGCTGGCGCTGTCAGACCGCATGCCTGAGCCGATCAGCACCGACCCGAGCTGGTACCAGTGCAAGTTCTGCGACGCCTACAAGTTCTGCCACGAGACCAAGACCACCGAGCATGTGAACTGCCGCACCTGCGCGCACAGCACGGCCAAGGACGACAGCACCTGGCGCTGCGAGCGCCACGATGCAGACGGCATTCCGGTCGAGTTCCAGCGCCAGGCCTGCGACAGCCACGTCTTGCATCCTGATCTGGTGCCTTGGCAACGTAAGGACGGCCTGGACGACTGGACGGCTGTTTACGTTATCGAAGGCCGCGACGTGGCCAACGGTGAAGGCGACGCGCACGTCTACACCAGCCGCGAGATTCTGGCCAACCCCAAGATGTGCAGCCTGGGCGACGAGTATGTCAAGGAGCTGCGCCAACAGTTTGACGCGAGGATTGTGGGATGAGCACAGTAAGTGGGCTTGACATAGCCAACAACATCGAACGCGAGTGGCGTGATCGCATGAATGCTGCGCTGAAAGCAGAGCTCGAAAAGGTGGCGCAGTGGATGATTTCGCGTGGCTACACCACGGGTCATGGCGACACGATTGAAGACCTGCTGCAAGAGCTTGAATGGCAAATTGCAGAGAACTGGACCAGTGCGCTGGTCAATGGTGTGGAAGGCGAGCGCAAGGTCATCATGGACTCACTACAGAAGCAAGCCGACCTGGCAACTGACGCACTGGATCGCCGTTGGGCGCTGGAAATGATCGCTGCTGTGGCATCCAGGAGCAGCAAATGACAAATCGACAAGAACTGCTGGACCGCATCCGAGCCTTGGAGGACGACGCTGAACGCTACCGCTGGCTGCGCGACCGAAGCGCAAACCAGTACGAACATCCACTGGTGGTTTCTCAAACGCGCATGGAACACGGCATGCAATATGTTGGGCCACTGACAGGCAGATCACTTGACGCAGCCATCGACAAAGCAAGAGGTCACCATGCTGCGTGAGTACCAACAGCGCACCATCGACCAGCTCTATGCCTGGTTCGAGGCCGGCCACCACGGCAACCCATGCCTGGTGCTGCCGACCGGCTCCGGCAAGAGCCACATCGTGGCCGCCCTGTGCAAGGACGCCCTGCAGAACTGGCCAGAGACGCGCGTGCTGATGCTGACGCACGTCAAGGAGCTGATCGAGCAGAACGCTGAGAAGATGCGCCTGCACTGGCCAGGCGCGCCGATGGGCATCTACAGCGCCAGCATCGGCAAGAAGCAGCTCGGTGAGCCGATCACCTTCGCCGGCATCCAGTCAGTGCGCAGCAAGGCGCGCGAGCTGGGCCACATCGACCTGGTGATCATCGACGAGTGCCACCTGGTCAACCACAAGGACGAGGGTGGATACCGCAAGCTGCTGGGCGAGCTGAAGGCCATCAACCCTGCGCTGCGGGTGGTGGGCCTGACGGCCACGCCATATCGCCTTGGGCATGGCCTGATCACCGACAAGCCTGCGCTGTTCGACGACCTGATCGAGCCGGTCAGCATCGAGGAGCTGGTCTTCAAGAACTACCTGGCACCGCTGCGCAGCAAGGTCACCAAGGCCAAGCTGGACACCTCTGGCGTCCACAAGCGTGGCGGGGAATTCATCGAGGCCGAGCTGCAGGCAGCCGTGAACACCGACGCTAACAACCTGGCTGTGGTGCAGGAGGTGATCGAGCTGGCCGGCGAGCGCAAGGCCTGGCTGTTCTTCTGCGCTGGCGTCAAGCACGCCGAGAACGTGGCCTTCGTTCTGAGCACGATCCACGGCATCCCTGCGGCCTGCGTAACTGGCGAGACGCCGAAGAAGGAGCGCGAGCAGCTCCTGGCCGACTTCAAGGCCGGCCGGCTGCGCGCCATGACCAATGCCAACGTGCTGACCACCGGCTTCGATTACCCTGACATCGACCTGATCGCCATGCTGCGCCCAACCATGTCGGCCAGCTTGTATGTGCAGATGGCAGGCCGAGGCATGCGCATGAAGAGCCACACAGATCACTGCCTGGTGCTGGACTTCGCTGGCGTGGTGGCCACGCATGGGCCTATCACGGCCGTGCAGCCTCCCAAGAAGGCCGGAGAAGGTAATGGCGAGGCACCAGTGAAGGTCTGCAATAACTGTGGCGAGCTGTGCGCCATTGCAGCGCGCGTGTGTTCGGCCTGTGGCCATGCCTTTCCTGAGCCTGAGAAGCGCAAGCTGGAGCTGCGCCAGGACGACATCATGGGCCTGGAAGGCATCGACCTCGATGTCACCGGCTGGACCTGGCGCAAGCACGTCAGCCGCGCCAGTGGCAAGGAGATGATCGCCGTCACCTACTACGGTGGCCTGAGTGATCCGGCCATCACCGAGTACCTGCCGATCATGCACGAGGGGTATGCCGGCCAGAAGGCCATGCAGCAGCTCGTGACAATGGCCGAGCGTGGCCAGATCGCACCAGGCGGCCTGAATGTCCAGACGCTGGAGGAGATGGTCGCCAACCTCAACCAGACGCAGCCGCCGCGCAGCATCGAGTTCAAGCGCGACGGCAAGTTCTTCCGGGTCATGCGCCGGAGGTGGGAGTGAGAGGCCGCGCCCTGCCGCACTATGGCAAGCTGGGTGTGGCCAGCTTGTCCAGCGAGGTCAAGACCATCTGGTACAGCCGGCACATCGAGCCAGAGCCGTGCGAGCCGATTGATTCCTGGTGGCCGACGCAGACCGACCCTGATCTGTGGATCAGGCAGGACTTTGCGCGCCGTCTGGTGGCCATCACGCCGCTGACCGAGCAGGAGGAGCAGGCTGTCATCCTGTGCGTGCTGGACAACTGCACGCTGCGCGAGGCAGGCGAGGTGCTGGGTCGGACGCAGGAGCGTGTGCGCCAGATTCTGATGAAGGCGATGCGCAGGTTTCGCAAGCACCAGTCAGAGTTGACTGGCGTGCCGATGTGGGAAGTAGACGACAGGGTGATGCCCTGGTTTTGGTGGAAGCATGAACAGAGGAGAAAGACATGAAAGTTTTCATTGATGGAGAGTGGAACAGCTACGGTGGTGAGTTGATCTCGCTGGCCCTGGTGGCCGAAGGTGGCTGCACTTGTTATGAGGTGAGTGGATGCAACAACCAAGACGGTCGGGTTTGTGAGAGCGTCAGGCCAAAACCGGAACAAGAATCGAACGCTTTCGCGAACTCACAAATGGAGCATGCGCAAATCCGAGGA